CCAACCGGGGCGGGGTCTTTGCGTGGAGGGTGAACGTGAACCTTGGCCAGCTCATTGACTTCGTAGGCAATCTGCTTGACTACGACCCCACCAACGACACCTACCGGTCTCAGCTGGTCAGCATCCTGAACGATGCCCAGGCCCGCATCCTGACGGACCGGCCCTGGGACTTCGCCATCCGTGACCGCAAGCTGAAGGTCTTCACGGACACCACCTTCGACTTCACGTTCACCAATGGTTCAGACCAGCTTGCGGGCGTGGCCATCCCCGTCTCCACGGACCAGGTGCTCCCCGGTTCGGACTTCGCCCTGGCGGAGGTCCGGGTCACCGACTCCAACGGCGCCACGTTTACCCACACGCTCATGTGGGTGAAGAACGCCACCACGGCCTTCATTGACCGCCCCTTCGTGGGCGTGACCGGCACCTACACGGCCGGCATCCGGCGCCGGGATATCTACCTCCCCTCCGATTGCCTGCAGGTTCAGAACGTCTCGGACCCCAGCGTCGGCATCCCGGCCAAGGCCCTGTTCCTCTCCCAGTGGGAGCTGGAAGACGCCAACCTGGACCCAGACCTCCTGGGGACCATTGAGGCCTACCTGCCCACCTCGGGGAAGGTCATTCGCGCCCCCAACACCGCCCGGGGCATCTCCGTGGTGGCCGGGGTCGCCCAGGGCGCCCGCACCGTGAACGTCTACATGGTGAACGTCCAGGGGCCGGCGGCCACCAACTTCGAGGTCTACCCGAAGGACGCATCCGACGGCTGGGAGTCCGCGTTCAGCAAGGTGGCTACCTACAGCCTGACGGACACCGAGACGTTGAGCTTTCAGCCGGAACCGCTCGACCCACAGACGGGCCTGTGGCGCCGGTACTACTTCACCTGCCCCGAGGCCGGCATCCTGGCCCCGGTCCGCATCCGCCACGTGGAACCGGCCGAGCCTACGGGAGTCGCCACCGGGACGGACACCGTACCGCCGGACAACCCGGCCGTGGGTGGGATGGTCCTCCTCCCGGACCTGTCCCTCTCGAACCTGTCCACCCAAGGCTTCCAGGCCTCGGCCATCCGCTACCGCTGGAACCAGAGCGCAGCCTACCAGAGCATCCGCCTGTACCCCCACGTCTCGGGGGACCAGGACTTGAACGTGCGGATGCTCATCAACCCCGTCCGCCTCCAGGAGGACCAGGACGCCCCGCTGGTCCCCCACGCCTACGCCCAGGTCATCGCCTACGCGGCCTTGGAGTCCCTGGCCTTGAAGGTGGACAACCCGGCCCTGTCCGCCGTCTACCAGCGCAAGCGGGACACGCTCTACAAGCAGATGGAGCAAGCCTACTTGAAGGCGGTTCCCCGGCGCATCATCAAGGGCAACCCAACCGCCGGCTATCGCTTCGTGCGGAACCCCTTTGGTAAGCTGACGTTCACGCCATGAAGCAACAGGTTTACCAGACCACGCTGGCCGGCGGCATTGCCACCAAGCTCCCGCAGAACCCGCAGAACGCGGGGGAAGCGGACAACCTGGTGATAGACAAGACGACGGGAGGGTGGTCTACCCGCATCGGGTACGAAACCTGGAAGCCTGGCGCCACGTCGTGGGTGCCCTTCGCCACGTGTGGCCCCATCTCCTCCCTTCACGTTGCCCAGGCCGTGGCCGGCGGAGCCCGCCAGCACGTCCTGTTCGAGGAGTCGGGCAACCTGCAGCTCCTCTACGAAGCCGACGGAGCGGACCAGCTTGTGACCATCGCCACCGGGAGGCACGTTCCCGCCCCCACGGAGGCCGGGAGCTGGTACACCGACACGGGACACGGAACCATCATCACCAATGGCGTGGACCGGCCGGTCCTGGTGAACCCGTGGCCCCTGCCCCGCAACGGCGCCGGCCTGACGGGCGCGGCCTCCCAGGTCATCCGGGACTTCGGCTTCAACGGCCTTCCGGCCCCGGTAGAGCCCCGGACCGTCAAGCCCATGCCCGCAGCGCCGGCGAGCAACCCGCCCATCACGTCGGGCAACGGGGCGGTGACCCTGTGGTGCCCCTCGGACGGCCAGGCCATCCCCGATGGCGGCCGGTGGGGGCTGGGGTTCAGCAAGAACACCGGGTCCAGTCCCGTGGCCGGGGACAAGCGCTCCCTGTTCGGCTGGGCGGTGTCCTTCATCACGGACACCGGCTCCGAGGGGCCTACGTCCACGGTCCAGTCCACCCAGTGGGGCCTCCCCGCCAATGCTGACGGGTTCCGCCATGCCTGCGCCCTGGACATTCCCACCGGGCCGGCGGGGACGGTCGCGCGCAAGCTGTACCGGACGGCCAACTACAGCGGGGACGCCACCAGCCCCGGGGACACCACGCTCTACTTTATCGACCTCATCCGCAACAACACGGAGCCCCTGTTCTTCGATGCGGTGAGCACGGCCAACCTGGGCCAGCCGTCCCCCGAGATTGCTACGGGGCCGCTTCCGGCGCCCCGCGCCCGCTTCTCCGCCCTCTTCGCGGGCTCCCTGTTCCTGGATGGGGGCGTCGAAGACGGGCGGACCCTCTACTACTCGGCCGCCGGCCTCATCGAACAGTTTGCGGCGGACGCCTACATCGAACTGTCCGCCCGGGGCGGCGCCATCACCGCACTGTTCAGCAATTACAACACCTTGCTCGTGTTCCGGGAGAACGGCATCGATGTGGTGCAGGGAACGGCGGCCACCGGCTTCCAGGTCACCACCCTGACGGAGGGCGTGACCTGCAGGGCGCCCCACAGCATCCAGACGGTTCCCGGCCTCGGGGTGGTGTTCCTGGCCCTCGACGGCGTGTACGCGGTCCTGGGAGGCCTCACCGGCGGTGCCATCAATGAGGTGGTCAACCTGACGGTCCCCCAGGATGACCTCATCCGCCGCATCACCCCGGACTGTCACCCGAGGGCCGTGGGCTGCTTCTCCGAGCTCACGCGGGAGTACCACGTCTACGTTCCCATGGATGGCAACGACCGGCCCAACCTCGGCCTGGTCCTCCACGTGGACCGGCTGCAGCGGGCGGAGAGCCTGTCCCCGTGGACCACCCGCACCGGGTTCCCCGTGGGCGCCATCGCCACGCTGTACTCCGGGGCCATCATCTTCGGGCACAACACCGGGAACGAAACCGGGGGCACGGACTCCCAGCGCGGGCTGTTCGTCATCTCGGGGAAGCGGGCCATGGGCGCGGACTACGTGGACGCCACCCTGACGGTCAACGACCCGCCCACCTCGACGTACCGGTCCGCCTGGATGGCCTTCGGTGACCCGCAGATGCAGAAGCAGGTGTCCTATGTGACCGTGTGGGTGATGACCACGGGGAAGCCGAAGGTGCAGATGCGGCACTACAAGGACTTCTCCCTGGTCCCGACCCTGGAGCAGACCTACACCGCCCAGTCCCCCGACGCCTCCCCCCAGCCGGTCCTGGACACGGAGGTCCTGGGGAAGAACGCCTATCGGATTGACCGCCTGGTCCCGCTCCGCTTCTCCGTGGCCCATATGTCCGCCGCTTGGTTCTGCTTCGAGCTGGAGACGGACGAAGACCTGGTGCTGGTCGGCTATGAATACGAATACACCACCAAGGGGACGCGCGTGGTGGCGGGGGTGCGGGCATGACAAAGCACTGGACGCAAAGCGAGGCCCGGAGCGGGCGGTCTATCTCCCCCGAGCTGGTCAACGAAGAACAGCGGGCGCAACAGTCCAGCATGACCACGCTGGACCGCACCCAGATGCCGGACGGCTTTGTCGAGGCCAGCCGGTTGAAGGACTACGCCCTGCACCAGGTCTGGTCCGATGACCAGACCGGCACCACCGGGGAGCAGACGAACGAAGTGGACGACGGCGTGGGGTCCTCGGCCTGGGAGTCCAGCACCATCCGCAAGGCGGCGGGAGGGTGGCGCACCCTCACCCAGGAAACCCTCACAGGGTTCAAGGGCGGGTCCCTCTTCGTGGAGTGGAGCTGTAACGTCTACGTCAACAACATCTTCGCCTATGGCGTCAATGACGGCCTCCCCGGCTCGCCAAACTACATGAACCTCCGCATCCTGGTGGATGGGGTCAACATCGGAGAACGGCGGGGAGGGGGCTACCACCAAACGTCCCGCATCTTCGGCACGGGGCTGTTCCCGCCCGGTGACCTGACGTTGACCCTCCAGTGGCGCAACGGGGAGCCGTCCGTGGACGCGGCCGAGACCACCAGCGGCGGGGACCAGGTGCCGTTTGGCCACCTGTGGAACAACCGGTGGTTGGCCATCGGGAGGTACAGATGAGCAGACTGACCCAGGGTCCCATCCTCGACGGGGACACCATCGACGCGGCCTCCCTCAACGACCGCTTCACCCAGTACAGTCAGGCCGGCGCCCTGAACAGCTTCAACACGCGGGACCAGGCCTTCGACCTCCCGCAGTTCGAGAGCGGCACGGACCGGTTCCTGGTGGGCGGCATGGCCGGCGGCGGTACGGCCGCCATCGGCTACCCGGACTTCAAGCACAGCGGGTACAACACGTACACGGGGCAGACCACCGGCGCGTCCCCCTACGTGGTGCAGGACTCCACGCCGGCCAACACGGTCCTGTCCCTCGGGGCCTCCGGGTTCACCCTCGGGGCGGATGACATTCTCCGCGTCTACTGGGACCTGTCCGTCCGGCCCCGCTGGACCGGCTCGAAGGCCTGGACCGGTGGCGCCCTCTACTTCACCTTCCCGGCATCGGGCGGTGGTACGCAGAACGTGTTCAGCGGGTACGGTTGTTGGGCCTTCTGGCTCCAGTGGGACGTAACCTCCAACGCCCTGGCCAACTTCGTGAACGTCCCCGGGCAAGGCGACTTCAACACCGTGGTAACGGGCGTCCGGGGCGGGAACGCCCTGTCCAACTGCAAGGCCACCAGCGTCATCCAGAACGTGGTGGAGTACGCCGCCGCAGCGGACGAAGGGGAAGTTGTCGGGACGCCCACGGACACCGCCGTTGGGTGGAGCAGCGTGGATGGCGCCTGGCACTACGCCCAGGGCACCGGCTCCCAAACGGTCTACGGCCTGCGGGTGGTCTTCTCGGGACCCTTCGGCGCCCACAACGCGGCCGGGGTCAACTACCTACTCCGCAACGATTCCGTAGCCGCAGCGGCGGAACTGGACGTGCAGGACGGGTCCCTCCAAGCCATGTTCATGCGGGTGAAGTGATGGCGTACACTCCTCCCACCACCTTCGCGGACGGCACCACCCTGACGGCCGCCAACCTCGAGGGCAATAGCCAGGCCCTCCGGGTGTACCTGCACCAGGGCATCATTGCCGGGGACTTCGAGGCCTCGAAGTGGATTGATACCCGCCACATTCAGGCGCCGGTCTACGACGCCATCAAGGGCCTGCAGCATGGGGTCACGGGCCACCAGGGCGGCCAGTGGGCGGGAGGCGCCGGCATCCGGCTGCAGTTTGCGACGAAGGCCCTATCCGGCAACGGCCGCCAGGACTCGGAGATGGCGCACCCCTTCCCACAGACCGCCATCAGCTTCGATGTGCGGAGCCCCGCCCGGTGCCTGTTTCACTATTGGTTCGAGTTGGAGAACGGCCGGGACAACAGCTCCTTGGCCTACCAGGTCCCAGCGGGGGAGCGTCGGGTCTACGTCATCCCCTACACGGGGACCTTCAACTCCGCGACGGTCGCCAACTACCAGAGCCGGGCGCAGGAGACGCGCAACGTGGAGAACGGGTTCATCTCCGCCTATCCCTTCGGCCTGACCCGCCCTTTCGTGGTGGGGGCGGGCTACGGGGCCAAGCAAGGAACCTTCGCTCTGGACGTGGCCTCCCCGACGGTGACAACCTTCGGCCTGGCCGTCCACTCCCTCTCCGACCGGTGCGGCCTCGTGAACTGGGGAATCGCGCTGGAAGCCTACTACCTGTAGAGGACGCCCATGGAACCCATCAGCTTGACCACCGCCCTCCTCGTTGCGGGAGGATTGAAGGCGGCGGGCGGCATTGCATCGGGCATCGGCCAGGCACGGGCCGGGAAGAAGATGCGCCTGACGGAGGCGGAGCAGAAGGAACTGGAGGAGCTGGAACGGCGCCAGGCCTCCGGGGAACTCGGCCTCACCGAGCGGGAGCGGGGAGGCCTGGAACAGCGCTTCCTTGCAGAGCAGGCCGGGGCACAGCGGGAGCTTGAATCCGCCGCCCTGCAACAGGCCGCAGCGCGCGGGGCGGCCGGTGCGGTGTCCGGGCGGGAGGTCTTCCTCCAGGAGATGGCCGAGGCCCAGGCGGAGCGCCAGGTCCGGCAACAGCAGAACCTGGCCGTGGAGGAAATCGACCGGGCCGAGCGGGAGGCCGAGCGCGCCCGTATCGATGCCTTCCGGGCACAGCAGAAGCAGGCGGACGCCATGCGCGCCCAGGGCATCGCCCAGGCGGTGTCCCTCGGCCTTGCCGGGGCTGGTGATGTAGGCTCCCAGTACGCGGGCTACCAGATGGAAGCGGAGTTGGCCCGCATCCAGGCCGAGGCCCAGGCCGGGACCGCCGAGGACGCAATCAACCAGATGGACGCGCCCGGTGGCCGGTCCTACACCATGCGGAGCCGATGATGGCCGACCCAACGAAGGGGCGCCGCCCCGCCTACCTCGACCGCTACGCCCGCACGTTGGCCGCCGTCTACCGGGTGGAGGCCATCGAAGCCGCAGTCCAGCGGGAGCAGGACCGCATCCAGTACCTGGACAGCCTCATCGCGACGGAGCGTCAGACCCTAACGGCGTTGGCCGATGCCTTCCGGGTGCCTCCCCAGGACTTCGGGACCGCCAAGAAGCTGATTGAGCAGGAACTGGCCCTCCGGGGCATGGGCGTGCAGGCGCGGGAAGCAGCCCAGGCGGCCGCCGTTCGCGCGTCCACAGTGCCGGCCCAGGAGCGGGCGGAGTTCTTCGGCCTGCTCCGCACCAACCAGAAGGCCCAGGCGGCCAACAAGGCCCTGCAGCTCATCCAGCAGTTCCCGGGTGCGGCCGCCAAGGTGTTGGAGGACGTGGAGGCCTCGGCCGCCCGCTTCACGGAGCGGGACCTGGCCGCCATCCGTCAGGCCGCAGCCCAGGCCAGGGCACCGGCCACCGGTGTCCCGCGCCAGATTCAGGAACAGCTTGCGGCCGCCCAGGAACAGCGGGACGAAGCCCTTGAAGCGGCGTTCATGGCCGGCCCGTCCGGCATCCGGGGAGGGTTCGCCGGCCAGCGGGTGGTGGAGCTCCGGGAACTCACCGCCACCCAGCTCCGGGAGCGGGCCGAGGCCTCCGAGGATGAGGCCCAGGCCAAGCTGTTGGAGGCGCGGGCCAAGGCCCTGGATGAGTCCGAGTTTGCCACCGGGGCGGAGGCCCTGGACGCGGCCCTGGCCGTGGTGCGGGAGACGGGCGACCCGAGCCAAGTGGCGGAAGGGCTGGCCCGGGACGTGTACGAAGAGGCGCGCAACGCCCAGGCCTACCGCAACGACCAGCGGGCCGACTTCGAGCAGGACGTATTGGACAGCCGGCGGCGGTTGGCCGCTCTGGAGTTGGAGAAG